TCGCTCGAACTGGCTGTGGCGCTGGAGCGCCGCACCGGCATTCCGGCCCGGGAGTTCGTGAAGAAGCCCGCCCGCGAGGACGCGGCATGATCTACGCCTGCTCCATCCGCGCGCACGCTTCGGCCTGGGCCAGCACGGCGATGGCGGCCTCGATGGTCCGCTCGTCCGCCGAGTTGATAGATGGTGAGGCCTGCAGGATCAGCAGCCGGCTCTTGAGCGCGTTGCGCGCGTTCCTGATGCGCTTCGGTTCGGCCGTCACGACGAACGCCGTGACGATGACCTGCAAGACTGGGGCGCTGACCGGCAACATGCTCATTCCCTCCGTAGGGGAAATGAGGCGCGCGTTCACCTATGTTGTCCAGACCGCCAAGTGTCTGAACGTGCTTAACGATTTGCGGCGGGATTGCGGCGTAACCGCCGTTTCCATTGTTGCGGTTCACGAATGTGGCTCGCCGGTCGCACGTAAACACTTCGTTACAGCCAAGCTTGTGCGTCGCCGTGTCGCGGCGCTGCCCTATCGGTCGGCTGCCTAGCCATGATCCGGGGGCTGAACACTTCGAATGCGCGGGCCATCGACCCTCCCCCCCTCACGGTGGGCCGCGACGGGCCGGCCGGGTTGCGTGATGCGCCCGGCCGGGTTCCCGATCTCTGCGAGCAGCTCGCGCGCCAACGCGGACCGCTTGTCTCCCAACCGCCTGTACTGGGCGGCCGTCTCTCCACTCTCAAACCGTGCGGCTACGCGCCAACGATTGGCCGCCACGGCGTTGTCGATCGCCTCGATGATCCTCGGGTCAGCCTCCATGCTCCTCGCCCCTCCGTGGGCCGGTGCGTCTCATGAGTCAGATCATGGGGCACACGATGACGCATTACCTCGGCAGCGATGCCGGACTTTTGCACCTCGGCGAACGGGTCGCCGCGTGGCTGAGACACCAGCGGCTAACGGCGAAGGAGGTCGCTGTCGCCGCGGCCCTGGACGTGAGGACGGCCCGGACCGTTCTCGAAGGGTCCTGCGGCGTGCGCGCTCTGGACGCGTTGGCGAAAGTCTACGGATGGGAGTTCATCGAGGCGGTGATGACGCCGGCAGTCGGCGCCGATCCCCTCACAGCCAGGGAGCGTGACCTTGCACGACGACAAGCCGAGGCCGCCGCCCTCCATGCGCGGATCGAACGGGAACGCGCGGTTCGCGCCGGCACGCTGGTGTCTGAAGATCATCGAGCGGTGCGCTCGCTGGACGGAGAGGCGCGCGTATTCGCTGCAGCGCCTGGCGGCGAGGGTTGAGCGGTGGGCCTGGGCGCAACTCGATCGTCGGAAGGATGGCAGGACCGGGTAGCCCGCCTCCGCGCCCGTTCAGACGTCCGTCTCTCCATCGCCCTGCACGCGGTGATCGGCGGAGATCCGACCATCGCCGATACCGTCGCCAAGCTGACGGGTCTGCGCACATCCAGCTTCAACCTCGCCGCCCGCATGCTGGAGACGCCGACGGCGATCCTGGAGCAGGAGCAGCGCGAGCTCGCCATCATCGTCAACGGCGTGATGTCCCCGGTCGTCGAGGCCGAGGAAGTCACCGCCGTCCGCCGCATCCGTGACCTGACCCATGCCGAGGCGCTGGAGCGTGTCTGGCGGGCTGGCTGGATGAGCGGCGTGCTGAACCGCCCGAACGATGGCGGCGGCCACCCCGCGGATTCCGAGGCGCGCGCGGTCTGGCGCGACGGACGCGCTGCGTTCGCCGCCGAGCTCGCCGCCTTCAACAAGAGCCGGGCCGCCGAAGCAGCGGCCTGAACGTGCCTACCCCGCCGACGGGGCGTCGGTGTGTTTCGAGTCGGGAGCGGCCCATGCTGCGTGCGATCATCGGCGGCTGCATCATCATCTTCGCGGGCCTCAGCGTCTACGCCGCGCTGCGTGACGGGAATGCCTTGCTCGCCCTCTGCGCCGGCGTACTGGTCGGGGTTCTGATCTGCGGCGCCATCGACGCTCTGAGTGCGCGCCGGCGGCCCTTCTGATGACCCGCCGCACCGTCTGCAGCTTCGTCTACGAGGGCGTCGCCGTCGCCAAGGGCCGGCCGAGGGTGACCACGCGCGGCGGGTTCGCGCGGGCCTACACGCCGGCCGCCACCCGCACGTTCGAGACCGCGCTGGGGCTCTACGCCCAGCAGGCCATGCGCCAGTCCGGCGAGCCGATGGCTGTCGACGGCGAGAGCGTGCACGTCGATATCCTGATCGAGCGGGCGCCGCTCAAGGCGTGGAGCCCCAAGCGCGCCGCTGCCCGGAAAGGCGGACCGGCGACCGGCGCCGTGGACCTCGACAACCAGGTGAAAGCCATTCTCGACGGCCTGAACAAGGTCGCCTTCCTCGACGACCGCCAGTGCTTCGGCATCACCGCCGTCCGCACCTGGGGCGAGCGCGACCTGATCCGCGTGACCGTCGAGGCCTACCCCGAGCACATGGAGAGAGCGTGATGCCTGCCAAACCCGTGCCTCGCGAACGCGATGAGCAGATGATCTCGCTCTGGAACCTCGGCCTCTCGGACGGCCAGATCGCCTTCCGCATCGGGGTGAAGGCACACGTCATCGCCCCTCGCATCCGACTCCTCCGCGCCGGCCCGCTGGGACCGACGATCACGCGCGAGTCCTCGGTCGGAAGGCCGACCACGAAGTGGACGAAGGAACGCACTGCAGAGGCGCACCGGCTCTACATCACGGAGGGCCTGTCAGCGACTCAGGTCGCCAAGCAGATGGGGAACGGCACCACGCGCTGCGGCGTCATCGGGATCGCTCACCGCGAGGGCTGGTCTCGTTCGCCCGAATTCGCACGGATCAACAACGCCCGGAGTGGCGGCAGGCCGGCCAGTCCGAACCGCGCCCTCAGGGCCCCCGCCGTTCCCCGGGTCCAGAACCCTCTCGGCGCCGCATCGAAGAACCGCCTGCGCGTGCTCAAGGAGGCCGCCGAGCCGGTCGTGGCGTTCGTCCCTGCGCCCGAGGCCCTGACGCCCACGGCCACGTTCGCGGACCTGCGCACCGGTGTCTGCAAGTGGCCGATCGGCGACCCGCAGGAGGCGGCTTTCGGGTTCTGCGGGCGCGAGGCGAACGGGACCTACTGCCCGGTCCACCACCGGGCTGCCTATCAGCCGCTCACCGAGGAGAAGAAGCGCTCGCTCAACAAGCTGGCCGCGTGGGTTGATGGCCCGCAGCGCCGGCGGGACGTGGCGGCATGAACGGCGTGTGGACAACGCCGCGCCTGACCATGGCCGTCGATCGGATCGGTCGCGGGGTCTCGCTCGCGGACAGCGCGGAACTCGCGGGCGTCACCCCGCCCGAGCTCGACTATGCGCTCTGGGTGAAGCTCGGCCGGCGGACCTGCGACGCGGTTCAGCTGCTCAACCGCCGCGACCCGGCCCTCGATGGGAGGGCCCGCGCATGACCGCCCGCCTCCGTCACGAGATGCTGGACGACGGCCGCGTGCTGGTCACGTTCGGACCCGGCGCCAGCGTGCATGTGCCCGAGAGCGAGGCCAAGCGGTTCGCGTGGGGGCTGCTGGCGGACCTGGATGACGTGCACGCACCGGCCGACGTCAGCGCCGACGACCTGACGCAGATGGCGGCCCTGCGGAAGGCCACGAAGCTCGCCCCGCAAGCCCTGCGTCTGCTGATGCTCATGATGGAGCGTCGGGGGCAGATCATCCCCCGGGAGCGGGCATTCGAGGAGTGCGCGATCTCGGCCGACTGCGGGGTGAACCTGCCCGCGGTCTACATCTGCAAGATCAGGGCTGCGCTCAAGGCGGCCGGCGTCCCCGGCGCCATCGAAACCCTCTGGGGCCGGGGCTGGGCGATCAAGCCGGAAGCCGCCGAGAAGATCGACGCGCTGGTGGCGGCGGAGGCATGACCGAAGCCACCCTCACCCGCCTGGAGGCGGAACACGCGCTGCTGGGCGCGGCGATGTTCGATTCCGCCGTGATGGAGCGGTGCGAGGACGTCCGGCCGGAGCACTTCGCTGAGCCCTTCCACGGCCGCCTCTGGGCGCTGATGCAGGAACGGGCGCGCGACGGCCGGTCCAGCGATCCGACCCTGCTGGGCGGGGCCCTGGCGGGCGATCCGGCCTATGCCGAGCTCGGCATGCCGTTCCTGGCCGAGTTGATGGACCGGGCGCCGCCGACGTCGGTGATCGCGGACTTCGCCCGGGAGGTCCGCGACTCCGCCCTCGCCCGCACGCTGCGGGACTTCGGCGCCGAGGTGTCGGACCGTGCGAAGAAGGGCGAGGCCGTCGAGGCGCTGCTGGCGGACGCGGAGAAGCGGCTGCAGGAAATGGCGTCCGACGGCCCGACGCGGGATGCGTGGCGGCCGATCGCCGAGGTGATGGACCGGGCCTATGCCGCGGCGCGCACCCGCTCGGGCATGGCCGGCATCGCCACCGGCATCTACGACCTCGACAAGATCCTGCGCGGCTACAAGGCCAGCACCTTCAACCTGATCGCCGCTCGCCCGGGCATGGGTAAGACGGCCTGGCTGGTCCAGCTGGTGATCAACGTCGCGCGTCAGGGCCGCGGCGTCGGCGTCTTCTCGCTCGAGGAGCCGGAGGACACCCTGCCCTATCGCTTCCCGGCCTCCATCGCCTTCGACCGCATGGCCCCGTACTTCAACGGCGTCTCGTCCTGCCCGACCTACGAGGCGTTCCAGAGCAACGAGCTCGAGCCGGCGCAGTGGGACCGGCTGGAGCGGGCGAAAGGCGTGTTCGACACGCTGCCGGTGCACCTGGATTTCCGGTCGAAGCTGAAGCCGTCGCAGATCCTGGCGGCCGCGCGCAGGCTCAAGCGCCGCTGGCATCGTGCGGGCCTGCTCGACGGCCTGATCATCGTCGACCACCTGGGCCACGCCGCGCCCGAGCACTTCACTGGATCCCGCGTACAGGACACCGGCGCCATCTCGGGCGATATGATGCACATCGCCAAGGCCACGGGCCTGCCGGTGATCGGTCTCTGTCAGCTGTCGCGCGCCAACGAGGGCCGCGAGGACAAGCGCCCGACCCTGAGCGATCTGCGCTGGGCCGGTGAGCTCGAGCAGGACGCCAATTCCGTCACCTTCCTCTACCGCCCGGCCTACTACGCCCGGGAGCCCGAGGACGCCGAGGACGTGAAGGGCTGGGATCGCTTCAACCGGCTGAAGGATCAGCGGTTCGAGATCCACTTCTACGTCGAGAAGAACCGCGGCGGCCGCACCGGCATGGCAAAGGCGTTCTGCGACATCGGCTGCAACGCGATCCAGGATATGGACGCGGTCGAGGTGCGGCGATGAGCGTCCGCATCATGATAGGCGACTGCCGCGCCCGACTGGCCGAGATGCCGGATCAGAGCGCGCAGACCTGCGTCACGTCTCCGCCCTACTTCGGCCTGCGGGACTACGGTCACGATGGCCAGATCGGCCTTGAGCCCACCCCCGACGAGTTCGTTGCGGCCATGGTCGCCGTGTTCCGTGAAGTGCGGCGCGTGCTGCGCGACGACGGGACACTCTGGCTGAACCTGGGTGACAGTTACGCGGCGAACCGCCCCTATCAAGCGCCCTCGACCAAGGGCGGCTCAAAGCACAGCGACAGTCAGGCGGCGGGCGGGAAAGCCAGCAAGGTTCCTGTCGGCCTGAAGGCCAAGGACTTGATCGGGATCCCGTGGCGCGTCGCCTTCGCCCTGCAAGCGGAAGGCTGGTACCTCCGCCAAGACATCATCTGGGCCAAGCCCAATCCCATGCCTGAAAGCGTGCAGGACCGCTGCACCAAGGCGCATGAGTATATCTTCTTGCTGAGCAAGGGGCCGCGCTACCACTTCGACGCCGACGCAATCGCTGAGGGGATGGCAGACTCGTCGATCGCCCGGCTGGCGCAGAACGTCGAGCTCCAGGCCGGTTCGAACCGTGTTCCTGGCAAGACGAACGGCGCGATGAAGGCGGTTGGCCGGGCGCGCGGCATTCCGCCTGGGCACGCCGCCTACGCCAGCAGCGACCAAAGCGGACTTGACGATGTGGCCCGCGGCGGGCGCCGCAATAAGCGGTCAGTCTGGACCGTGGCGACCCAGCCGTTCAAGGAGGCGCACTTCGCCACTTACCCGCCGGAGCTGATTGAGCCCTGCATCCTCGCCGGGTGTCCGGTCGGCGGGACGGTGCTTGACCCCTTCGGCGGCGCTGGCACGACGGGCCTGGTCGCCGACCGCCTTGGCCGCGACGCCGTGCTGATCGAGCTGAACCCTGAATACGCCGCCATGGCGCTGCGCCGGATCGCAGGGGACGCCGGCATGTTCGCCGACGTGGTGGCCGCATGAGCCGCTTCGACTGGCACCCGCGCCATCACCGCGCCGCCCTCGACGGCATGCGCTGCCTCACCCTGGAGGAGAAGGGCGCTTACAACACCCTACTCGACCTGATGTACGAGCGCGGTGGTCCCGTGCCGGACGATCAGCGCTGGCTCGCCGGGTGGATGGGCTGCTCGCTGCGCAAGTGGACCAGCCTGCGCGCCGCCCTCATCGTGAAGGGCAAGATCGTCGCCGAGGACACCCCGCACGGACCCGTTCTGAGCAACCCGCGCGCCGCCGACGAACTCGCTTCGCAGCAGTTTCGATCAGATTTCGCGGCCGAAATCGGCGCGAAAGGTGGACGAAAGCGAGCCGAAAACGCACGCAGAGCCAAAGAAAACAGTGAGTTGGCTCAAGCAAAATCCAACCACAAGACAAAGACAAGAGAAGATACCCCTGTAGTCCCCCAAGGGGACGAACCGCGACAGCTTGAGCTCGTCCCCGATGAGCCCCCGGTCGAAGCGCCGTCGCTGAGGCAGCTGGTCACCGACATCTGGAACGAGACGCCGAAGCCCGGCCGTGAACGTTCCAGCATCGCCGAGCTCGAGGACGCACTGACAGCGGCGCGGAAGCGTGGGGCCGATCTCGCCGCGGTGCGCCGGGCGCTGGCGGCCTACTACCGCACGGACGCCGCGACCAAGGACGGCGGCCAGTACGCCAAGGGCGTGCACCGGATGGTCCAGCGCGACCGTTGGGCGAACTTCCAGCCCGCAGCCCCCGCCCCTGTCGACACGAGCACCTGGCGGCCGGAGCGCTGGACCGTGGCGGTGCGGAACTGGGTCGAGGAACGGCGGTGGCCCGATGGGGCCGGGCCGAAGCCGGGCGAGCCGGGATGCAAGGCGCCGGCGGAGGTGCTGGCGAGATTCGGATTTGGCAAGGGAGAAGCAGCATGAGCCCGAAGTACGAACCGCAATTCTGGTGCGTCTGGCGCGAGAACGGCGGGTCGCCGACCGTCAAGCACGCCACGTATCGGGCCGCTCGCGCCGAGGCCGGGCGTCTGGCACTGAAATGCCCCGGCAGCCGCTTCATCGTTCTGGCCGCCGCTGTCGCGGTGAATAAGCGCCCGGACGTCGAGGAGACCCGCTTTGCCGACGATCCGTTCGCCGACGACGGCATCCCGTTCTGAGATGCGTCGTCACCCCTACGACGAGGCGACGGAGCGGGAACTGGCGCGGTGGCCCGGCGTCACGGCCGAGCGCGAGTTCAGAGGCGTGCATCTCGCCCTGGTGATCAGCCTCGGCGCCCGGTCTCGGTCGGTGATCTACGCGGCCACACCGAGCGACGGCGCCCGGGGCCTGCAGAACCACCTGGCGGTGTTGAGGCGCATGCTCAAGGCGATCGGGGCCGAGAAGGTGCGCCAGACGCGCCGTGAGGGCCCTGGACGTGTGAAGCAGGCCCGCACCGAGCCGAAGCGCGTCCACTGGCCCGAGCGCCCACAGATCGACCCGTCGCGAGATCCATGGGCGGCGCTGAAGGCATGGCGGCCGAGAGGTCCGCGCCGGCTGACCAGGGCCGAGTTGATCGGCGACGCCTAGCCCAGCCGCGCCTCGTAGTGCGCGAGCAGGGCGGCGAGGCCGGACTGGCGGGCGTCCACCTCCTCCCGGCGCTGCGCCTCATCGGCCTGTTCCCGGGCGAGTTGGCGGGCGAGGAGGCCGACGATAGCCGCGGCCTGGGTTCCGCTGACCGGCGCCGACGCCAGCTTGTAGCCGGACTGACGTTCGAGCCCCAGCGCGGCGCCCAGCTGAGCCCGCCAGTTGTCGCCGAGGGCCGACTGGCAGATCGTCGCGATGTCGTCGGGAGATAGCAGCTTGGCGGTCATGGTGGCCTCATAGCTGAGCTTGGCGCTCGGGGGAAGGCGCGGGCGGATGGACCGCCCGGCCCTCACCGGAGAGTCAGGCGGCGAGGTGTCCGGCAACGCGGTAGACCTTGACGTCCGCGCGCCTGGCGTTGCGAATGGATGTCGTCTCCCCCGGGTCGAAGCCCTCGCCGATCCTGAGACCGCTCACGAAGGGCTGGAACAACTCGGTCGCTCTCTCGGCACTCTCGCGGCCGTAGAAGGTCACGAGGAGCGAGCCGGTGCGGCCGACGAAGACGCGCTTAGCCGGGATACGCTCGGCCTCTAGGAGGCTGTTGATAAGCGCTGCTGCGCGAGTGTGAGCGTCCATCCTCATACCCCTTTCGGCGACGCGCCAAGGCGTCCGTACATGCTGAAGGTCTGGACGTTCCGCAGCGGGATGCCGAGCACGTCCGCGAGTTCCTGGTGCAGCTCCGGGCGGTCAACCTCGCCGATGGCGTCGAGATAAGCGCGGCAGGCTTGAATCCAGTCGGTCAGTGTGCGGGCCTGATCCTTCGGCCGGTTCCAGCCGCGGCGCTCGCACGAAGCCTCAACGTGGGCCTGGTAGGCGTCCAAGGCCTCCCGCGAGGTGGGGTAGATCGGGCCGTTCCCGATGTTCCAGATGCTGGCCTCGCTGGTCGCCTCCCAGCCCCACTGAACCCGGCGGGTCGTGATCGTGAGCGGGAAAGCCTCGTGGTCGGCGTTGAACGCGTTGATGATGCGCTTGGCCATGTTCAGCCCTCCAGCGAGGCGACGTAGGCTTCCGCCTCGTCGCGCGTCTTGAACGGGGGGTAAGCCGGACGGACGGTCGAGCCATCAGGCCGGCGCACCCGGTAGCCGGTGATGCGGAGCTCATACCCAGCAGGCGGGATGCAGTGCGCAGCGTAGGAGTTGCAGCCCTCCTTCACCCAGGCGTTGACTTCGAAGATCGTCATTGTGTCCCTCCGGTTCGGCGGTGTTGCCGTAAGCCATAGATGACAGGATCGTGCCTCCGTGTCAACCCAAAGCGACGCAGCAGCCCGTAATCAGTCACGCACCGTTGACGGATAAGGGCCAGCCTGTCGCCTGGGGCGGGTGCATTCCACGGCTCCAGTCCCGACAGGTAGGCTGCAGGCCATGCACAAGGACGCGCTGAAGCGGAAACGGGCGATCAGGCGAGCCGCGGAACGGCGCCGGGAACAGGCGAGATCAGCGGTGAATCACCCCGAAAAGGGACACGACCCCGAAACGGCCCTGGATGAGGCCATGGCATATCTCGCAACGAGACCAAGCACTTAGCAAATCGGCCCGCGAGTGCATTGGAGGCCGCACCAGACCCGCCGAACCTCGCGCGCGGTCCTCCACCGAACATGAAGCCCGCCAGCAACCGCAGAGACACCCGCCCCGATGGCAGCCCAGGCAGCCCCCCGCCAGCACCCGAAGCCCCGCCCCGGCGGGCGCAAGCACAACCGGGCCTTGGAAGCTGCCCGCGAGGACGGCGGCGAACGCTGGCAGCCCGAGACCGAGCGCCGCACCGAACCCGAAACCTACAGGCCTGAGCTCTGCGATGAGGTCGTCGAGCTCGGAGCCCTCGGCATGACGCCGCAGGAGATCGCCCACCACTGGGCGCAGTCGGTCGAGGTGCTCAGGGAGTGGGGAGAGGCGCATAAGGCGTTCGACGCAGCCCTCGCACGCGCGCGCTCAGCAGCTCAGGCATGGTGGGAAACCCAAGCGCGCAAGGCCGTTGCGACCCGTGACAACAAGTTCCCGGCCGGCGCGTGGGCTCAGGTCATGCGAGCCCGGTTCGCCGAGTACAGGGAGCGGGTCGAGGTGAACCACAACATCGACATCACGAAGCGCCTGGTCATCGTGGATCTGACCGGACTGCCTAGCGAGCAGGTGGCCCGAGGCGCCAACGCACTGCAATCACAGCAAACCGTCAGACTGGCACAGGGTCACACGGTCGAGGGGAGCCATGAATCGACGCAGGTCCTGGACCTCGAGCCCCTTGCCCGCACCGAGCACGACAGGCCCCCGGCGGACGGAGGCCACCCCCGGGGGAAAAACCGGGCCGCCGAGCGGTCCTAGGGGCCTCCCTCCCAAGACTTCGCCCACCCACCCCTCCATTCACTGACCCGCCCATCAACCCGTTCCCGGATTTTCCTTCACCCCCACCCCTTGGAGCACTGACCATGGATCCACAGACCTGGGCGATCCGCACTGCCGAGGGGACTTGGCAGCGGTTTGAGAACTCGACGATCTCGAAGGAGCCGGACGGCACGCTGATCGTCCGGGCGTACGCACCGCAGGGCGGCCTTGGCGCGGTCGTCGCCAACTACACGCAGGGCTACTGGAAGGCCTACGTGATCGGGTCCGCGGCGCCGGAGCCTGGTGCATGATCGCCGCCGCGGTCATCGGGTTCGTCCTCGGCATGTTCGTCGGCCTCCTGCTCTGGGCGGCGGTCGAGGCCGGCAAGCTTCCGCTGGGTGCGCCGCCGCCGTCGGGTGCGTTCCGTGCCGGGGCCGTCGGGTCCAATCTCGACCGATGTCCCGGCACGCCCTCAGACGCGCGTGGTTCTGCTGCGGTCTGGCGGCCGGGTTTCTCAGCGCCTGGCTCTGGATGGTGAACGGCTAGGCTTCCCGTCTGGCGAGTAGCGGTGTTAGGCTCTCCCCACGGGGGAGCTTCCACAGTGATCGACGAGACCGATTTCGTCTGCCTGGCGACGATGCCGAAGGCGGGCACGCACTACACGCACCACTTCCTGGTCAACTATCTCCGGCGCCTGATCGGGATCGAGGGCCCGGTCCTGTTCGGCAAGAACGCGGACCGGGAGTATCCGAACCGGCGCTACGACTACATGCGCCGCGGCGTGGCCTACAAGCCGACCGGGCCGCTGCCCGAAGGCATCCGGGACATCGTGGTCCAGCATGCGTTCGGCCTGCTGCAGGAGTTCCCGGGCTGGATCATCACCCTGCGCCGCAACCCGCTCGACTACATCGTCAGCCAGTACCACTACCGCCACGCCGGCCGGGTCGACGAGGAGCACCACGTCGCCAACATCAGCGCCGTGGTCGACACCTACGCCCGCCGCTGGACCGTGGACGACCGCTCGCTGGACAAGCTGAAGCGCACCGACCGCAAGGCCCTGCATCTCCACTACGAGGATCTGGTGACGGATCCAGGAGCGACCTTCCGGCAGATGCTGGCGTTCATCGGCCAGCCGATCGACGACACCCTGGTGGACGAGACCATCGAGGCGATCTCGGCGGACAAGTACCGGGCGGCCGAGCAGGAGATGTTGCACCGCACGTTCACGGTCCCGCTGGCGAGGAACGGCTCCATCGGCCAGTGGAAGAACGAGCTCACCCGCGAGGACGTCGCCGTGGCGCGGGAGGCGTTCGGGGACCGGGGCAGGAACCTGAACGTCGTGATGGAGCAGTGGGGGATGCCGCTGGATTCGCAGTACCGGTAGGCGGAACATGCCAGAATGGGCTCACGACGTGCTGCGTGTTGCCGGCGCGCTCTTCTGGGGCGGTCTCGGCTTGGCGATCTTCCTCAGCGCGCTCGGCTCGGCGCTCAAGAGGTTGTTTCGTCCCTGATGCTCGCCGCCAACGTCACCCGCAGGAACGTCTCAGCCTTCTTCGCCTGCTTCCGGTCGTGCTCGACCGAGCCGACGACGTTCGGGACGTCGAGGCGCTCGCCGCAGCTAGGGCAGGGCTCCGTCGGCGCGACGGTGCGCGGCCGGCCGCAGTAGCAGGGGGTGGGCTGGGTCATGATCCGGGCGCAGCAGGGGCGCTGTTAGCGGGCCACCCCTGCACCGGCCGCGTCCGGTCCCGAAGGTGCGCGAGCAAGATACGGGAGGTCCGCCGGACGGGCAACCGTCCGAGTGCATTCCTGACCTGACCGCCCTGCCCGACCCTTGCAGCCTCTCTGGAGGCCGGCATGGCGGACATCGAACTCTCGACCGAGACCCCCTACCAGGGCGTCGTTCCGCGGCGCGAGGACGGGACGGTCATCGACCCGGCCGCTGACGGCCTGCCGGTCGCATCCGCCGGCTCGATCACGACCGTCGCCGCGTCGGCCAGCGCCGTGTCGCTGCTGGCGGCGAACACCGACCGCAAGTCGGCCCGGATCGTCAACGACTCGACCGCCGTCCTCTACGTCGCCCTGGGCGAGACCGCGAGCGCCACCAACTACACCGCCAAGCTCGCCGCCGACGAGGCGTTCAACTTCGACGGCTACACCGGCGCCGTGTCCGGCATCTGGGCCAGCGCCACCGGCAACGCCCGCATCACGGAACTCAGCTGATGATGGGCGTCGACAAGCCCGGCATGAAGCCGTTCGTCGGCCCCGGCACGGCCATCGCCACCCGCTACTTCTTCAACCAGATCGCCACGCCCGGGACCGGTACGGCCGCGGTCACGGCGGGCCGGCTCTACATGCAGCCGTTCCGCAACCCCGGCCTGGTCATCAACCGGCTGGCGGTCAACACGACCGTCGGCGCGGTCGGCTCCGTCCGCATGGGCCTCTACGCCAACAACGCCGACGGGATGCCGGGCGACCTGATCCAGGACGCCGGCACGACCGACCACAACGCCGCCGAGATCGATGAGGTCGCGCTGGCGGCCGACTTCACCCTGCCGGAATGGATCTGGGTCGGCATGATCTTCGAGGGCACGCCAACGGTGACGACGGGGGCGCTCGGCGCCGGCGGCTACACGGTCGGCCAGCCGTCGTTCGCCGGGACCGGCCGCGGCTACATCGGCACGCAGGCCTACGGCGCCCTGCCCGCAACCCCGCCGACGCTGGCCTTCACGACCGTCGTTCCCTGCATGGCAGTCCGGAAGGCGTAACCCGTGAGCGAACAGCGCCGGTACAGGCCGGACGGGGAGACGCTGCGGCGCTACCTGCTGTCGACGGCCTCGGTGATCTGCATCCAGGGCCCGGTCCGCAGCGGGAAGTCCGTCGCCTCCATCATGCGCATCTACGCCGCGATGATGGCGGTCCCGAAAACGCGGGGGAAGCGGCGTTCGCGCTGGCTGGTGATCCGGAACAGCTACCCCGACCTGCTGGCCTCGACGATCAAGACCTGGCTCGAGTGGTTCCCCGAGGACGTCTACGGCCGGTTCTACAACACTCCGCCCTACCGCCACGAGATGCGCTTCGGCGACGTCGAGGCCACGGTCGAGTTCGAGAGCTTCGCCGGCGAGGAGGATATCCCGAGCCTGAAGTCGCGGGAGTACACCGGCGCCTGGATCAACGAGGCGCAGTTCTACAGCCGGAAGTTCTGCGTCGCGGTCTACGAGCGCACCGGCTGGTACCCTCTGCCCGGCGGCCCGAAGTTCCTGCAGATGGACATGAACGCCCCGCCGCTCGGCCACTGGGTGCCGATCATGCGGGGCGACGCGCCGATCCCCGAGGAGATGACCGACCGCGAGCGCCGGTCGCTGGTCAAGCCGCCCGACTGGGAGTTCCTGACGCAGCCGGCCTGGTTCATCGAGGAGAAGGACCAGCACGGCGCAGTGCTGTCCTACAAGATCAACCCAGAGGCCGAGAACCTGAACATCGTCGGCGAGCGGTCCGTGTTCGAACTGCTCGACGGCCGGACCACGGACGAGATCGACGCCGATCTCATGAATCGGGTGACCCTGCTCCAGCCTGGCCGCGCGGTGTTCCCGATGTTCACCCGGGACACGCACATCTCCAAGGTCCCGCTCCAGCCGGTGAAGGGCTACCCGATCGACGTCGGGCTCGACTTCGGCCGCCAGCCCGCCGCGGTGTTCATGCAGCAGGTCAACGGCCGCTGGCTGGTGTTGGGCGAGGTCACCGGCTCCGGCATGGGCGCCGAGACCTTCGCGCCGATGGTGAAGCGCCGGCTCGCCGAGTGGTTTCCGGGGTTCGAGGTCCGGTTCTGGGGCGACCCGTCGGGCGACAATCCCCGCGGCGAGACCGACGACCAGACCGCGTTCGGGATCTTCGAGAAGTACGGCATGACGGTGCGCAAGGCCGACACCGCCGGCCGTCGCGGCATCCGTCTCGAAACGATGACGGCGATGCTGAACCGGATGGTCAACGGCCAGCCGGCCATCGTCTACGACCCCATCCGCTGCCCGACGCTCACGACCGGCATGGCCGGCGGCTACTGCTACAAGCGCAAGAAGGTCTCCGGCACGCCGACCTACGAGGACGTGCCGCTGAAGAACGTCTTCTCGCACCCGGTGGACGCCAGCATCGAGCCGCTGATGGGGTTGGGTGAAGGTCGGATCACCATCGGGCGCACCGAGAAGCCGCCGCCGATCAACACCCTGCGCGCCGTGAACCCGATGTTCCGGGGGCCCAAGCCCGCGGGCCGCATGGCGGTGTTCCGGCGGTGAGCATCACCTCCTGGAACGTGGCCTTCATCCCCGCCGAGCGGCCGACGCACTGCCTCGCCTTCAGCTTCGACCCGGCGACGAGCGTCTGGGTGGTGATCGACCCGGCCACGCGCCGGACGGCCGTTTCGACGATGACGACGCGGGTGTTCCACCGCTGGCTTCGTCGCCTGGCGAAGCGCGCCTTCATCGTCAGGGCCGAGGTTTCCGACCGGCGACCGCGCTTCACGACCGGCTGGCTGTGCGTCGCCGAGATCAAGCGGCTGCTGGGGTTCCGTTCGGGTGCATTGTTCCCCGGGGGGCTGAGGCGCGACCTTCTCCGCTCAGGCGCGAGACAGGTCTTCAAGCCGTGAACAACAAAGCCAGCAGCGAATCCAAGCAGGCCAAGAACGCCCGCAAGCGTGCCGAGGCCAGCGCCGAGGCCGCGATCGTCGAGAACACCGGCGAGCTCATGGACGAGGAGACCCGTCTGCGGTTCCGTCGCTTCGGTCGCCGCAGCGGCGGCGGAATGTACCGCCGCGCCGGCAAGCCGGTCGGCCAGAACGCCCTCTCGCGCTACATCGCCGCGCAGGGCGGCGGGTCGTCGGGCTCCTATGGCGCCTACGCCGGCGGCACGGGCACCGGCTCCACGGGCGGGTCGAACAATGGCGGGTCGACCGGCGCGAACGCGGTCTGATGAAGGTCCCCGCCGATCTCCAGGCCCGCATCGCGCGAGCGAAGACCGAACGCTCGAACGTCCAGGGCCTCATAAACGGCTACCTGAAGTACGCCGACCCGGTGCGCCCCCGCATCGGCGACAGCCTCACCTCGCCCTCGAACCGCAGCGAGGAGGTGGACGACCGCTTCGACACCCAGCTGGAGGAATCGGGCGAGGACTTCGCCTCCGACCTGCTGCAGCGGGCGATGCCGCGCGACAAGGACTGGCTGAAGTACGAGCCGATCGAGACCCTGTCGCAGGAAGAGGCGAAGGTCATCCAGGAGCCGTTGGAGACGCGCACGAAGTCGATCTTCGCCGCGATCCGGAGCTCCAACTTCTACCGCGAGGCGGCCGGCGAATGGGCCTGGGACCAGGGCCACGGCACCAGCGCCATCATCGGCTACGATCCCGGCAAGGGCCAGCCGCACTACTGGGAGGCCATCGCGCCGGGCCAGCTGCTGATCGGCCGCGGCGCCCGTGGCCTGAACTTCAAGGCCCGCGAATCCTGCCATGAGCTCGCGGAACTGATCGCCTACTGGCCCGACTACGCCTGGCCCGAGAAACTGAAGCGCGAGGCGCTGACCCCGCAGGGCAAGTGCAAGAAGGTCATCCTGACCGAGGCGGCGACGCTGGTCCCGGACCCCGGCGATGAGGTCTGGAAGTGGCAGGTCTGCGTCGATGGCTTCCTGATCCACGAGGAAGAACTGCGCGGTCGCGGCTGCTGCCCGATCATCGTCACGCGTTGGCGCACGTTCTCGACCACGCCCTGGGGCTACGGCCCGCTGCTGAAGGCGGTCCCGGATGCGCGGGTGCTCGATCAGCTCGAGTACCTGGTGCTGAAGAACCTCGGGAAGCAGGTCGACCCGCCGTTCTTCTACGACGACGACAACGTGATCAACCTGGAAGCCGGCCTCGACGCCGGCATGGCGATCGCGCGCCAGGCCGGTTCCAGCGTCGACTTCTGGGAGGGCGGCCGTCTGGAGCTCGCCTTCTTCGAGCAGGGGACCATCCGGGACAAGATTCGCCGCGCCGCGTTCCAGTCCGGCCCGCGCCAGAAGGGGCTCACCCCCCCGACCCTCGGCCAGTGGATGGACGAGAAGGGCGAGCAGGGCCGCCGACTCGAAATGCCGACCGGCCGCCTGTTCGAGGAGGGCGTGATCGCCGTCGTCGAGCGGACGGAATACATGCTGCAGAAGGCCGGGAAGCTGGCCGAGGTGCTGCAGATCAAGGACAAGCAGAAGTTCGTCCGCCTCCGCCCGCTGAACCCGCTCGCCCTGCAGCAGGATTTCGAGAAGGCGAACAACAGCCGCATCCTGCTGGAGACGATCAAGCAGGTGTTCGGGCCCGAGGTCACGGCCTCCATCGTCGACGCCGGCCCGACCATCGAGAACCTGAAGAAGCTCTTCAACGACGAGGCCGTGGCAATCCGCGATCCGGAGGCGGCCGACCAGTTGCTCCGCGGCGTCCTCGGACAGCCCGGCATGGCGCCCGGCCTTGAGACCGCGCCGCCCGGCGCACCGGAAGCCGCGCCGCAATGACGGGGCGATGGAGCGCAGTCGAGAGCGCGCGCCACGGCAAGGCGATGGCCCCGCTGACGCCGGAGCAGCGCCAGTTCTGGTCGGCGATGCTGCGCCTGTCGCAGAGCGAGGATTTCCAGGCCCTGCTCGACTACAGCCGCGACCGCATCGAGCAGATGTCGGTCGATCCGACGGCCCCGGACACGGGTGCATTGTTGCTTATCGAAGGTCAACGGACGCTGTGCCGCACATTCCGAAGCCTCCGGGCGACGGCTGAAGCGAAGCTGAAGGCGACCGATGAGCGAAGCGGCGGACAAGGTTGAAGGCTGGGGCGGCACCTCCGCACCGACGCGCCTGCTTGGCGCCATGTCGCCTGCCGAACGCCGCGCCGGCCGTTATCTTCGCGGTCCCGATGGCGATGGTGGCGCGGGCCACGCCCCGGCTCCGGCCGAACCGCCCGTCGTGGTCGCGGGAGCCGCGGACCCGGCCGATCCCCCCGCCGAACCCGCACCGGCCGCCGCGCCCGAGCCCGCCCCTGCCGGCGGACTCGTCCGCCCCGAAGGCCTCCCCGACGAGTTCTGGGACGACGCCGACGGCGTGAAGCTGGGCGATGTCGTCGCCAAGCTCCGCGAGTACGAAGAGCTCCGCGCCGATCTGCCGGAAGGCCCCGACGGCTACGAGCTCAAGGTCTCCGACGCCGTGAAGGTGCCGGAGGGCTTCGACGTCACGCTGAACCCCGACGACCCGCTGGTGAAGGCGGTCATGCCCGCGCTCCACGAAGCCGGCGTCGGCAAGGTCGCGGCGCAGAAGATCATCGACGCCTACGCCGCGGCGCAGATCGCCGACCAGGAAGCCTGGGTCGACAACTACGCCGCCGGGAAGAAGGCGCTGGGCGAGAAGGCGAACGAACGTCTCGCCGCCGTCGACTCCTGGGTCGCCGCCAACGTGAAGTCGGAGCAGGCCGCCGCGCTCAAGGAAGTGCTGTACGGCCGCGACTTCAGCCCGAAGGCCGTCGAGGCCATCGAGGCGATCATCGCACTTCGCCAGCTGAAGCCCGCCCAGCCGGGCGCGCAGGCCGGCGCCAACTTCGACAATCTTTTCGGGGCCGAACGCCTCGCGGCCATCCGCGAGCGAGAAGCCGCCAAGGCCGCCTAACAGGGGATTCTCACCATGGCGACTGCTCTGACTCTGCCCGAATACGCGAAGACCCTGCCGGCGGACTCGTCCGAGCGGGCCTACGTGGAAATGTACGCGAAGGAATCGGACCTGATCCGGGCCATTCCGTTCGAGACCGTCCCCGGCGGTCTCTACCGCTACGACCGCGAGAACACGCTTCCGGGCGTCGCCTTCCGCGGCATCAACGAGAGCTACACGGCCACGACCGGCGTCATCAACCCGCTGATCGAGCAGACCTTCATCTCGGGCGGCGAAATCAAGGTCGACAAGGCCCTGATCCGTCGCCACGGCGAGGCGAAGCGCACCCAGCAGGAGCAGATGCAGATCAAGGCGCTCGTGAAGGGCGTCTCCAGCACCATCCTGAACGGCAACAACGCCACGAACCCCAAGGAGTTCGACGGCCTGAAGCGCCGCATCACCGGCTCGTCCTCGCTGACGAACTCGGCGGCCTCGGGCGGCGCCGCGCTGTCGCTCTACAAGCTCGACCGCGCCATCTCGACCTGCTCGGAACCGACGCACATCCTGATGCCGAAGGCCATGCGCGACCGCCTGACCCAGGCCGGCCGCAACACCGGCGTCGGCGGCTACGTCGACCAGACCAAGGACGACTTCGGCAACACGATCACGTCCTACCGCCGCCTGCCGATCCTGGTCGGCTACGAGGAAGAGGCCGACACCCCTCTGCTCGCCTTCGATGAAGTCGGCTCCGGCGGCGGCTCGGCCGTCACCACGTCGATCTACGTCCTGTCGATCAAGGACGGCAAGTTCTCAGGCTTCCAGGCCGCGCCGATGGACGCCAAGGATCTCGGCGAGATGCAGTCCGAGCCGAAGCTGCTGACCCGCATCGAGTGGGACAGCGGCATCCGCATCGAGCACCCCTTCGCCGCCATCCGCCTGTCGTCGATCACCGACGCGGCGATCACCGCCTAATCCGGAGCACGCACCGATGGCTACGCAATACCCCTACGACGCTTCGGCCTCGCTCAACGGCACCACGGCGATCACCGCCGACGGCGCCGGCTCCGTCGCCTACTTCGACACCGAGTCGGCCACGGCCCGCTTCCCCGCGGTCGCGGTGTTCAACGTCACGGCGCTCGACACCACGTCGGGCAACGAGACCTACGACATCATCATCCAGGGCTGCACCGCGACGGACTTCTCGTCCGTCCAACAGCTGGGCTCGATGGTGGTCTCGGCCACCGGCCAGTACGTCATCCCGTTCGTGAACGAGCAGGCCGACACCGTGTACCGCTACGTCCGCGCCTACTTCGACGTCGCGGGCACCACGCCGTCGATCACGGCGCAGGCGTTCCTGGCGCCGGCGGTGCTGGTCTAGGCCATGTTCGTCTCCGTCTACGACCGCTGTTCCGACCGGGTGTTCATGACCGCGCAGCAGAACGCGCAGGACATCATCGCCCGGTCGGGTCTCCGCTACGGCCTCGGGACCGCCTGCCCGCCCGAGGAGCAGATGACCGAGGCCGAGTGGCTGGCGAAGGCCGGCCTGCCGCCGGAAGCGCCGAGCGGCGAGCCTGACCTGCGCGTCATGGCGGGCGAGGCCCTGCCGATGCCGAAGGCCGACTTCAACGGGGCGGACCCGGCGAAGTTCGACCACGACGGCGACGGCGCCCCCGGCGGCTCGCTGTCGGCCGGTGACGTGATCCGCGAGGCCGAGGTCGCCCTGGTCGCCAGGCAGGCGGCCGAAGCCGACCACCCGCCGCCGCCCGTCGTCCCGGCTCCGGTCCCGAAGCCGGTCGCCCGCGTGAAGAAGTAAGCCGCCGCTCCAAGGGCTGCGGCCTGAGAGGAGCCGGTAGATGACGTCGCGCATCGAGATCGTGAAGCGGGCGGCCTCGGCGACGGGGACGCTGATCTCGTCGCTGGACGACAACGCCGACATCGCGGACCTGGTGAACCAGCACTACGAAGCGGTCGCCGCAGATGCTCTCACGAAGCACGGCTGGCGGTTCGCGCGTCAGGCCTTCCCGATGACCGCGCTGGAGACCACGCCGGAACTGCCGTGGGCGCAGGCCTGGCAGATGCCGGTGCTGATGCTGGCGCTGCAGTACGTCTGCGACGAGAACGGCAGGCGGGTTCCCCACGAGGCCCGCGTCACCGACAACGGCGCTTCGGTCGTCGTCATGGACGAGTTCGACAGCCTGACCGCCGTCGGCACCGCCCGCGTCTCGGAATCGGTCTGGCCCGCGGACTTCGCCCGGGCCGTCCAATACTACATGGAGGCGGTGTTCCTGCGGGGCATCAGCTTCCAGACCACGGCGGCCGACCGGCGCGAGGCCGACGCCGAGGGGCTGCTGAAGCAGGCCAAGACCCGCGACAAGAACAGCTCCACCCCGACCGACCCGACCGAATGGGACCTGACGATGGCCCGTCGGCGTGACCGCGCTTGGAGCGTCACCCGGTGAGCCTGACGCAGTACGAACAGACCGGTTTCGACCTCGGCGAGCTCAGCCCCGACTACGTCTGGCGGGCCGACCTGAAGGTGCGCAACCGGTCGCTGAAGTCAGCTCTGAACTGCCGGCCCCGCTACAGCGGCGCGCTCGAGGCCCGGCCCGGAACCGAGCATCTGTTCTTCGCCGCCGGCGACGGCTGGCTGGCCTCGATGTCGATCGAGGGCATCGGCTACTTCATCGTCATCACCGCGACCGCCGCCGAGGTGCGCCTGCAGTCCGACCGCAGCCAGGTCGCGTCGCTGACCTCCTGCCCCTGGACGGCCGATATGCTGCCGGACCTCGTTATCGAGACCTACGGGAAGCGTGCCTACATCTGCCACCAGGAGATGAACCCGCAGATCCTCGAACAGCAGGACGACGGGACCTGGACGCGCACGGCTTGGGCCCCGGCCGACGGGACCGGCGGGACGAAGCGCCAGCCGTTCTATCGCTACGCCGACCGCGGCGTGACCCTGACGCCCTCGGCCCTCACCGGATCGATCACGGTCGAGGCCAGCGCCGCGGTGTTCGACGCCGACCACGTTGGTCTCCGCTTCCGGCTCCAGGGCCGCGAGATTGAGATCGACACCGTGACCGATGGCGACACGGCCACGGCGACGGTGATCCAGGACCTGCACAAGACGGTTCAGCTGACGGTCGAGAGCACCGACGGCTTCTCGCTCGGCGAATCCATCGCCGGCGCCGACACCGCGGCCCGTGCCGAGGTCGTCAGCATCGACAGCAGCACCGTCATGACCGTACTGAAGAAGGACTTCACGCAGTTCTTCTGGCTCAACAACACCGGCGTCGATGGCCGGGAGCTCGTCATCGGGCCGAACGCGAAGTCCCGCCTCACCGCGGCCGAGGCGGTCGTCACGCCCCAAGCCCCCGTGGTGGAGTGGACCGAGCAGGCGATGAGCGACTACCGCGGCTGGCCGGCGACGGTGACGGTGCACAGCGGCCGGCTCTGGTTCGCCCGCCTCCCCGATGTCCCGTTCGGCGTCATGGCGTCGGAGATCAACGATCCCGAGGGCTTCGAGGTCGGCGTCGGCGACAGCGATGCGATCTTCGAGGAGATGGGTAACGCGCGCATCGGCGCGATCCGCTGGCTGGTGCCGAGCGAGCAGCTGCTGATCCTGACCAGCGACAAGACCTTCTACATTCCCGAGTCGGAGACGAACCCGATCCGGCCGACGAGCATCGGCTTCATCGAGGTAGGCCCCGACGGCGCGAACCTGTGCAAGCCCGTGGTCCTGTCCGAGGGCGTCGTGTTCGTCGAGGAGGCCGGGGCCGAACTCATCGGCGCGTTCCCGACCGGTGACGTCCGCCGGTCCTGGCGCACGGCCTCGCTCAGCTACATGGCCCCGCATCTCATCGCGGAGCCCCGGGCCATGGCCTTCGTGTCGGCGTCGACCCAGACGCCCGAACGTCAGGTCTACATCGCCAATGCCGACGGCGGGGCCTCGGTCCTGACCTATTCCGAGACGGACGCCGAGGCCCTGCCCTCGCTGGTGCCGTGGACGACCACGGGGGACTACCGGAGCTTCGCCGCCAGCCAGGGCGAGTGCTGGGCCCTGGTCGCCCGCGAGATCGACGGAACCACGAAGTACAGCGTCGAGGCCTTCGACACCGCGCGCACGCTGGACTGCGCCTTCGACCTCGACGCCTCCGACCTGCAGGGCGACGCGACCACCGAGGTTATCGACAGCCCCTCCGGCGCGGTGGCCGCCGAGAAGGTCTATCGTTGCGCCTCGCTTGCCGACACGACGTGCAGCCTGGTCGTCGATGGCACCTATGTCGGCGAGGTCGATCTGGACGGCGACGGCGACTTCGGCGCCCCGGCCGGCGGCACGGCGCTGCAGCTCGGCTTCAAGTTCGGCCTTGAGTGCGTTCCGTGGCACCCGATGGACGCGCAGGATCAGACCGCCGTTCGTCGCAAGAAGCGGATCGGCCGGGTGCATGTGCGCTGGGCCGGCCGCTACCTCAGCGTCGACGACACCCTGCAGCCCGTCTACCGCGCGAACGAAGACATGAACCTGGCCCCTCCCCTCCGCGACGAGACGACCCGGGTCCCGACGTTCGGCGGCTGGGCCGACGAGCCGACGGTCACCATCGGCCACGCCTACCCCGGCCCGTTCACGCTCTACGGCGTCAGCATGGAGGTCGCGGGCTGATGGCCTTCTTCAGCGCACTCGGGGACCTGGTAGGCGGCTTCCTCGGCCGCGACTCCGCGAAGATCCAGGAAGAGCAGGCCAAGCTCGAGATGAAGATGGCGAAGCTGCGCGGAAAGCAGATCGTTGGCGAGTCCCGCCGCGGCCTGCTGTCCACGCAGGGGACCGTCAAGGCGATCCGCTCCGCCCGCGGCGTGTCCGGCGACAGCCAGACCGGCCAGCTGATCGAGAGCGCGACCCGCGACGACGCCTTCCGGGCGGAGGCGGTCGCGCGGCTGGCAGAACTGAACCGCGCATCGGCCGCGCGCATGGCCGCTGACGGCTATGCCCTGCAGGCCAAGTGGGCGATCCCCCTCGGGGTGATGCGGATGGTCGGCACGATGGAATCGGAGATCGCCAAGGGCATGGGTGGCGGAGGGGGCGGCTGATGGCTGCGCAGGGCACCGGCCTTCCGGGCATCAAGGGCGAGAGCGTCACCGGCCTTGTCGACTTCAGCGGGGCCGCCGCGCCGTATGTGGCCCTGGCCGACGATATGGCGCGCACGGCGAAGGTCGTCGGCCAGCAGACCGACCAGCTGGTGGACGCGGTCTCCACGCAGGCGGCTGAGGCCGATGCCGCCGAGCAGGACTTCAAGCGGCGGCCCCTGTGGCAGCCGGGCTCGAACGCCTACAACGCCGCGATCCGGCTGGCTCAGACCACGCAGAGCGAGACCGCCATGGAGGCGGACATCGAGCGGGCGCGGCTGTTGAACCCCTACGACACCGACGGCTTCGAGGAGCGGCTGGTTTCGATCCGGGAAGCCCACGTCGCTGCCGCGCCTGGCGACATCGTTCTCCGCCTCGCTCAGACCTTCGACCGAAAGGCCGGCGCCGCGCGGCTGAAGGTGCTCGGCGCCCGGTCCGAAAAGGAGTTCCAGGAAGCGCGCGGGGCCGTCGATGCACGCCTCAGCATGCTGGAGAACCGCGTCATCACGACCGTGAAGGCCGGCGGCGGGCTGGAGGGCCTGGAGACGAATGCGGAGGTACTGGAGGACATCGCCGAGTACGGCGCCGTGCTCCAGGAGGCCGCCGAGAACCCGGCCTTCGCGCTGAGCCCCGAGGAGGTGACGCTGCGCCTCCGGACCATGACGCTGAAGGCCAAGGCCGCCGCCGTGACCGGCGAGGCGCTGTTCGTGCTCCGCAACGAGGGCGACGATGCAGCGCTGGCCTATGTCCAGAACATCATGGCCGACGCCGAGTCGCCGATCGCCGACGACCTTGAGGCGAAGGAACTGGCGTTCGACCAGGCCCGCAACGCCGTCGCCGAGGAGATGAACGTCGGCATCCAGCGGGAGAGCCGTCAGCGCCAGGCCCGGGCCCAGGCCGAGCAGGATATGAGCCGCACGCTGGCCGATGGCGTCGCCACCCTCGCCTCGACGGGCGTCTGGCAGGCGCCGGATGAAGCCGAGATCAAGGCCGCCGTCGGCGAGCGGGGATACCGCCAGTATCTCAAGGAGCGGGCCGACGCGCTGGAGGAGTACCGCGAACTCGGCGACCTCTCGATGCTGACCGACGACGAGGCGGCGGCGAAGATCCAGGCCTACCGGGCCCGCCGGACCGCCGGCACCGGCCTTCCGCCCGGCATCGAGACCGACGAGCAGATGGACGCGCTGGCCGCGGCCGTGCGCATGGTCGAGACCGGGACCAACCCCGCTCGTATCAGCGCTGACCCCGATGGCGCCGGACCGGCCGGCGGCGGCGCTGTCGGGGCGATGCAGCTGCTGCCCGGCACGGCGAAGGCCATGGCCGCCCGTCTCGGCGTCAAGTACGACGAGCGCCGCCTGCTGACCGATGAGGCCTACAACGAGAGCCTGGGCCGGGAATACCTGCGCACCCTGCTGGACCGCTACGACGGCAACACCCTGCTGGCCGTGACCGCCTACCACGCCGGCGAGGGCAACGTGGACGGCTGGATCAAGCGCTACGGCGACCCCCGCACCGGAGAGGTCGGCATCGATCAATGGCTGGACCGCGTTGGCGCCGCCGGCAACCCGCGCTCGGCCGCCTACCCGAAGAAGGTCGCTGCGGCCATGGGCGGCGGTCGCGCCGACGCATCGTTCCGGAAGTTCGAGGAGTCGCGCCGCCTGCGCCGGGATGATCCGGCCGCCGCGGTGGCGCCGCAGTTCCCGGTCCAGGCTGCGGTGAAGGTCTGGAACGACGCCCGCGCCACCGGCAAGATCGCCGGGACCGAGGGCCACAATGTCGTTCAGGCCTATCTCGACGCGCAGGAGCGGGCGAACATCCCGCAGGGCCAGCGCCAGCCGCTCCCCAAGGCGGTGCTGAAGCCCTACGTCGACCAGGCGGTGAACATCATGAAGTCCGGCGACGCTGCCGCCTTCATGGACTACCAGCGCGAGATCATCCGCCGGTTCACCCCGCAGGACAGCCGCAGCGGCAACGGCGCCCTGGTCTGGCAGGCGGTGCTTGAAGCCACCGGGTCCGACGCCATGGGCGCGCGGATCGCGACGCAGATCGCGACGGGCGAGCGCCCCACGCAGGCGACGGTGCAGACCGCCCAGCGGAATCAGGCCCGCACCAGGGCCGCCAACGGCTCTCAAGCGCCGGCCAAGCCCGCCAGCCAGATGTCCGACGCTGAACTGAGGGCGAAGCTCGCCGGGCTCGGCGGCGGATGAACCCCCGCGACGAAATCTACGCCGAGGCCTACCGCCGCGGCCTGATGAACGATGAGCAGAAGGCGGCCTACGAGGAAGGGGTCCGCCGCGGGCTGTTCACAAAGCCGGAAGCGCCCGAGCGAAACCTCTGGGAACGCCTCACGCAGAACTTCGAAGATGGGTTCGAGCGCGGTCCCGTCCGTGCGGCAAGGCGGTGGGGAATTGGCGACGCCCTACCGATGACGCCGCTCGGCGTGCTCTCGGGGGAGGCACGGGAATTCGTCGCGAGCGGCGGGGCCCGCACCGTGCCCGGCGTCGAGCGCGACCGCCGGGTGGACTTCGAGGCCGTCAGCAAGGCCGACCCCTGGTACAGCCCCGATGCGGCGCCCCCGACGCCGATGGGGCGGGCAAACGTGGCCCTCCTGCGCGGCGCCGTCACGCTGATGGGACAACTCGGCGGCGCCGCCGCAGACCCGAGCAGCTGGCTCGGCGGCGGTCGCACGGTGGCGACGCGGATCGCTTCGGCCGCAGCGACGAACGCCGGCGCCGATGTCGCGACGCAGGGGCTCGACCTCGCGTCCGACACCCAGGATGAATTCAGCCTCACCCAAACGGCCATGGCGGCCGCTGTCGGCGCCGGCCTCGGCAGCCTCGCCGAAGCGGCCCGCCCGCTAGCGAAGTGGGCGGAGGACGCCTTCACGGCCCCGCGCGAGCCGAAACCCGAGCCCGAGAGCGCCGCCCCCACGGCCGCGACAAAAGAGGCCCCGAACGGCGTCGAGATTCCCGAAGGCGCGAAGGTCATCGAGAACACCGAGGCGGGCGCCGTCTGGGAGAACCCGGACGGCTCGCTGGAGGGCGAAGTCGTAACCGGCAACACGGACGGAGCCGGGGCCGTCAACGCGCAGCCCGCGCCCCCCGTGGACCCCGGCACGCAACCCCTCGCCTTCGTCCGCCCGGTCGAGCCCAAGGGCCTGATCCGGCAGGCGAAGCAGAAGATCGACGAGAAGGGCCTGCTCCCCGCCATCGGGGAGGCCATGGACCGGCTGTACACCGCCACGGTCGCCGAACAGCATCCGATCCCGATGGCGGTCGAGGGGCTACGCTCCAGGATCGAGAGCAAGACCGGGAAGCCGCTGGACATCCTGCCCGGCGACGATCCCCGCAAGCTCGCGCGAGGGTCCTATGATGTCCGCGCCATCGGGCACATGGACATCATGAACGGCGTCGTGCCGTACCGCGGGACCACGCCCGAGGGGCCGGCGCTGGGCGAGGTGTTCGCCGCCGTCACGGCGCGCGAGGTCCGCGACGGCATCTCGCCCGAGGACGCGCTGAAGGGCTTCAACGACTACCTGACCGCGCGCCGGGGCGTCGAGGAATGGGCGCGTCGGGCGCGCGGCGAATTGGACCGCGACCCGCTGCCCGCCGACAAGGGGGGCGACGCGGTTACGCTCCAGGCGCACATCACGGCAGCGGAGGCAGCGAACCCGCACTTCGTCGAGCTCGCCGACCAGGTGAACGAATACGGCCGCCTGCTCTGGAAGAAGTCGTTCGATGCGGGCCTGATCGACAAGGAGAGCTACGAGGCCGCCAACGCCGCCCGGACCTTCTACGTCCCGTTCCGCCGGGTCATGGACGAGTCCGCCTCGGCCGGCGGCGCGGGCTCGGCGAAGGGCTCGGTCGCGAAGAAGTTCAAGGGCTCCGACCGCGATGTTCTCGGCCCGCTGGAGACGCTGGCGCAGCAGACCTACGAGATCAATCGCCGCATCCGCCAGAACGAGATCAACGCCGGCATGGTCAAGCTGGCGACCACGCTCGACAAGCTGCTCGGCGAGACCGGCGCCAACGGCGTGATGCGCAAGGTCAAGGCCCCGTCGAAGCCCATCACCGTGACCGGCGAGGAAATCGCCCGGAACGGCTGGGACGCCATGATGAGCGAGGACAGCTTCACCATCTACCGCCCCGGCGAACTGAACGAGGGCGGGCGGGCGATCATCTACGCCTGGAAGGACGGCAAGCGCGAAGCCTGGGAAATCCTCGACCCGGATATGGGCCGCGATCTCTACAACGCCATGACCGGCATGAGTCGCGAGATGGCGGACGTGATGACGACCTTCCTCGCCGCACCGTCGGCGGTGCTGCGGGCGGGCGTGACCACGAACCCGGAGTTCCTGGTGACGAACTTCATCCGCGACCAACTGTCGGCGTGGGTGCTGACCGATGTCGGATTCAACCCGGGAATCGATGTCGTCGGCGGCCTCAAGGACCCAGGCCGCTTTCTGGCCTTCGACGGTATTCGCGGTGTGGGTTCTGAGCTCGGCGTCAGCGATGCAATCTCAGGCGCCGTCGGCAAGAGCTCGACGAGCGATGCGACAGCCCGCCAGATGTACAACTCCGCCGGCGGCCTTTCGGGCGGTCAGGCTGCGGCAGCGGTGCGCGAGGCGGCCGACAGGATGGAGATGCTGGCGCTGGCCCAGAAGGGCATTCGGGCCAAATATTTCAAAGACTTGCCGAGTTTCCTGTCGCTGGCCGAGATCACCGAGACCGGCACGCGCCTGCAGTTGTTCAAGCGGTCGTTCGAGCGGGCGAAGAAGGAAGGTTTCAACGACTACGACTCGCTGATCGAGGCTGCCTTCGCCGCGCGCGACTACATCGACTTCGGCCGCAATGGCTCGCGCATGATCGCGGCGCGCAAGATCATCACCTTCCTAAACGCCACGATGCAGGGCCTGGACAAGACCCTGCGCGCCAGTGTCGGCGATCCGCTGGCAGCCGCCGGCCGCTATGGCGTGAAGGAGGTTCTGCGCCCGCTGTTCCAGATGGAGCCCGGCGTGCCGATGCGCCGCGAGGACGTGAAGGCGCTGAAGCTGGCGAGCAAGGTCTGGACGAAGGTCTCGATCATGGCCGTGTTCGGCCTGGCGCTCACCGCCATCTATTCCGACGACGAGGAATACCAGGAGATCAGCGAGTACACGCGCACCAACAACTGGCTCGTCCGCATCGGCGGCGGTCAGTGGGCGAAGATCCCGAAGCCGTTCGAACTCGGCTTGCCGTCTACCGTCCTGGAGCGCGCATATGAGGCGATGCACTTCGGCGACCCTGGCGCGCTGGAGAAGCTGGTCAAGGGCGTGTTCCAGACCCTCGCCATGCCCGACAGCAACCCGCTGCTGAAGACCGCCGTCGAACTGAAGACCAACAAGAACATGACGACGGGCGGCAACATCGTGCCGCAGTCGAAGGAAGACGAGCTGCCGCAGGACCAGTTCAACGGCTGGACGTCGACGTTCTCGCGCCGGCTGGGTGATGCGCTCGGCGTCTCGCCGGCCAAGATCGACCACGCCATCACCGGATTTGGCGGCAGCTGGGGCGCATGGTTCCAGAAGGCGTCGAACCTCACGGACCCGGACCGGCCGGCCGGGCAACTGGCGGACGCTCCGCTCGCCCGCCGGTTCGTCACCGAATGGCAGCGCGGGGCCCAGGACAAGACGACCTTCTTCGAACGCGTCGGCGGGCGCACGAGCGCCCTGAACCAGCGCCTGAACAGCATCAAGGCGCGCGTGGAACAGGGTCGGCCGGGCGAGGCGGCGCTGCTGCTGAACGACGCCGACGAACCCGGTCGGCTCTGGCTGATGACGCAGCTGGCAGGCGGCGACGAGACTGGCGCGGCGGCGATCAAGCGCCTGCACCCGCTGGAGCGGGCGAAGGTGGTCAACCTCGAGGTCAGCCGCATGATCGACGAGATCCACGGCGGCATGCCGAAGGACGACGGCGAGGCGCTACCGAAGCTGTCGCCGCAGGAGAAGGCGGTCGTTCAGGACGCGCTCGAGCGGCTGGCCGTGGCCGAGATCAGGAACGCGCTGATCGCCACCCGCCAGCCCGGCTACGAGAACCGGCAGCCGATGGTGCGCGAGGCCTACATGGAAGAGCTCAAGGCCGCGGCGCCGGGGCTCTACGATGAACTGGAGCGCCGAGTCCGCGACGGGCGCGACAAGGCCTACAGCTACGACGCGGTGATGAAGCTCTGGCCCGAGGTCGAGGGCCGACTGAAGCAGGACGGCCCGACCGCCGATCTGGGCGACCTGGCCGCCGAGGCAAAGGGAAGGTCCGCCGAATGAAGACGCGCCCCTGGATTCGCGCCGCCGACGCGGAGGCCGCCGCCCGTGAGGCTGAAGTCGCCGCGCTGGAGACGGCCGTGGCGGAGGTCGAGACCACTGTGGCCGAGATCGAGACGACCGTCAGCGCGATCGACGGCCGGGTGACAGACCTGGAGACGCCGTAGACCCAGCACCTCCCGGCGGGTGCATTCTTCCCCTGTGCATAAGGCCTGAACCTCCGGTTCATGACCGAGCACGTCAAAATCACGGGCGATCCCCCCTGCCCGGTCACGTTCAGCGTCGGCGGAAGCTCGACGGTGAACTTCGATTTCGCGTTCCCGTTCTGGGAGTCGGGCGACATCATCGTCTACGTCGACGGCGTTCTCCGCGACCCGTCGACCTACACCGTCACCGGCTACAACCTCCAGGGCGCCACGACCGTTGTCGGCGGCTACGGCTCCGGCCGGGTCACCCTCAACGCCGGCGTCACCAACAAGACCGTCATCGTCGACCGGATGGTGGTGCTGGACCGGGATACCGACTTCAGCGCGACCGGCGCCCTTTCGTCGAACACGCTGAACAGCGACCTCGACCGCCTGACGGCGCGGGAACAGGACCTCAAGCGCCAGGCCGACCGCACGCTGCTGGTCCCCTATGGCGAGGACGGGTTCGTTCTCCCGACGGCCGCCGCCCGTGCAGGCACTGTGGCGATCTGGGGCGACGACGGCCTGTCGTTCGACACCGACCGGACCTTGACGGCCTTCGACGCGGCCGTGGCCTCGGCGAGCACGAACGCCGCGACCGCCGTCACCCAGGCGGGTGTCGCCACGGCCGCCGCTGCAACGGCCACGTCCGAGGCTGCCGACGCTGCGGATTCGGCCGACTCCGCCAGCACCAGCGCCGGGACCGCCACCACGCAGGCGGGCATCGCGACGGACAAGGCCGATGAAGCGGCCACCAGCGCGACTGCAGCCGCCACGGCCGAGACGAACGCTGAAACCGCTCAAGCCGCTGCAGAGACGGCTCAGGCCGCAGCCGAGGCCGCGCAGGCGGGTGCGGAGACGGCCGAGGCCAACGCTACCGCCACGGTCGCCAACCGGGCCGACCTGACGTTCAGCAACGTCGTCGACACCGCCACGGCTCGCCAGAACCTCGGCGTCGAGATCGGGGCCGACGTTCTGGCCTATGACGCCACCGTGCAGGCATGGGCTGGCGTAACCGTCGCCGCCGACAAGGGCCTCTACGCCACCGGCGCGGACGCCTTCGCCACCTTCGACCTGACCGCGTTCTCGCGGTCGATCCAGGCCGAGACCGACGCGGCCGGCTGGCGGGAAACGCTGGGCGCCGCACCGACCACGGCCGGCTATGCCCGCAACGAGTTCTACAACTCGCTCGACCCCGAGCACCCCGACATCATCCTGTTCAGCGGGAACGTCTCGGACAGCTTCACCGCGACCGAGCTGACCGATCTCGGCTTCACGACCGGCGTGGAGCGCGGGTCCAACAGCGCGGCCATCTACGCCATCAATCTCGCCGACGAGCTCACCGGGACGGAATACATCTTCGCCCGCGTCTACGTGCAGGCGGCCAGCGCCGGCGCGTTCGGCACGCCGCGCATCTTCTTCTACACCGAGGCCGGGGCGACCCACGGCAACAACAACCTGACGCTGGAGACCGAGTTCTCCTCGACGGTCCGCAGCTACATCTTCAATGCCCAGGTGGACCCGGCGCGGGTGACGGCCAAGCGCATCGGCCTCGGCGTCAGTGCGGCGCCGGCCGGGCTGATCATGGGTGCGGGGCAGTTCGCCATCCGCCCGTTCCCCATCGAAGGGATCGACCTCGAGGACTATGGCGGCGTGCCGACGCTCTCGGCCGCCAGCCTGGCCGCCAAGCCCGATGTCGAGGACACCGCCGCCGAGAACATGTTCCGGGCGGGCAACTACCCGGACCAGGCGTCGAAGTCGTCCCTGAACGCCTACGCGGACGTGACCGACAGCGACCTGACCGCGCTGGGCCTAACGCGCGGCGTCACCCAGGGCGGCGTGGAAACGTCCATCCTCTACGGCGAAAGCATCAGCCGCACCCTGATCGGCAACGAGTACTACTTCGCGCGCGTCTACGTCGAGACCGGCACGGCCGACGACTTCGGCACGCCGCGGCTGTACTTCTACAAGGGCCGCGGCGCGCAGCTGGCCGACAGCGTGAACATGACGCTGGAGGAGAAGTTCAGTTCGACCGCAGCCGTCTATACCTGCGAAGGTCAGGTCGACAGCGACGTGATCGGCGCGAACTGGATGGGTGTGGGCTGCGCCTCCGCCTTCTCCGGCCTGATCGTGTGCGGCGGCCAGTTCGCGGTGTCGCCGCGGCGCATCCGGGCGCTGAACGTCGGCGACTATCCCGTCATCGGCGACGCCAACGAGCCGATCTACCCGACGCACCTGTTCCTGCGCGAGGGCCGCCGCCTGCCCTTCTACCCGCAGAACGTCATGCAGCGGCGCGCGGACGAGCATGATCCGGTCGTCGCGGGCTTCTGCTCCCTGCGGACGACCCCAGACCGCTACGCTGCCTCCTACGAGCCCGCGGGGCAGATCGTCATCGACGCGGACGAGTGCGGCGCGGCCGGCACGTTCGACTTCCGCCAGGCCGACCGGGGTTACAGCAACCGCCGGCGCGTCGATGTCACGATCCTGACCGCCCCGGCGACGGACACCGGCTCGCCGAACCTGCTGTTCATCGGCGACTCGCTGACGAACCGCGGCACGGCCGACCTGGTGCGCCAGAAGATGGAGGCGGCGGGCCTGACGCCGAGCTTCATCGGCACTCTGGTCGGCCGCGACGAGTCCGGCACGAACCAGGACGGCACGGACGGCGAGGGTCGCGAGGGCAAGAAGGCGACCGAGTACGTCTACATCGACACGACCCTGCCGCCGGTAGCGCCGGGCGACGAGGCGACCTATCAGGCGGACAGCCACGCCAACAAGGTCAATCAGAACCCGTTCCTGAAGGCGGACGACGCCAGCTACGACCCCGGCGTCGTCCAGAACGGCTACGCCTTCGACATGGCGTTCTACCTGTCGCGGTTCAGCTACGCCGACCCGGACGCGGTGATCATCTGTCTCGGCACGAACGACATCACCGACGACTTCGAATCCGCCCCGGCGCTGATCGAGCAGTCGCTGGAGATCATGATCGACCAGACGCGGGCTGCGCTGGCGACGGCGAAGATCCTGGTCTGGTTCCCGTGCCAGCCCCGCTCCTCGAACGGCGACGCCCGCTGGGAGCGCGGCCACCGCGAGACCATCGAACTGCTGAACACCCTGATCCGCAACAAGCGGGCCGGCGGCGACAGCAACGTCTACTTCGTGCCGGTCTACGCGCACATGAGCGCCGAGGTCGGCTGGGAGATCACCGGCACGGCCGACGCCGACACCGGCGTCCTGCACGCCGCGATCAGCGACACCATCCACTTCGGCGAGGGCGCCCTGCGCGAGCAGATGGTCGAAGTCCTCACGAACGCGATCATGGCGGTGACCTGATGCGGGTCCCGACCGTCCTGCACCTCTGCACGTTCGCCGGCGGGATCGCGAACTTCCTGCTGCTCTCCTACTGCGCTCATCGCGCGTCGGCCGAAACGGTCTGGATGATCGCGCCGTTCCCGGCCGTGGCGATCCTGACGCTCGTGTTCCTGTCGGTCGGCCGCGACCAGAAGCTGGCCCTGCTCGAGTTGGCCGGAGAGCTCGGCAAGGTCGGCGTCGCCGTGACCCAGGCCCGCGGCGGCCTGTTCGGCGGCGGCTTTGGATTCGGCACGGCGCCCATGCCGCCGATGAACCCCGACCAGCCCCCCGTCGAAGTGGACCCCAGCAAATGACCTTCGCCCTTGGAGCCAAGTCGATGCGCGAACTGGCCGGCGTAGAGCCGCGCATGGTGCGGGTGGTGCAGCGCGCCATCGTCCTGTCGACGCAGGACTTCACCGTGTTCGACGGCCTGCGCACCACCCAGGACCAGCAGCGAATGGTCGCGAGCGGCGCCAGCGAGACCATGGACAGCAAGCACCTGCCGCAGCCGGACGGCTACGGCCACGCGGTGGACCTCGTGCCCTGGATCAACGGCAAGCCGCGCTGGGAGTGGGGCCCGATCTTCCACATCGCCTCGGCCATGCATACCGCCGCCCGCGAGATGGGCCTGCCGCTTCGTTGGGGCGGCGTATGGGATCGGCCGTTCCTGGCGCTGGACGGCACGCCGCAGGGCCTGGCGGCAGCCGTCGAGGCCTATGTCGCCCGCAGGCGCAAGCTCGGGAAGAAGCGCGTCTTCATCGACGGGCCGCACTACGAGATCGCGAGGGCGCCTTGATCTTCCCCGCCATCGCCGCCCTCCGCGCCCGAGCGATCTTCGCGAAGTGGTGGCCGGCTCTCGTCGGCGCCGCGGTCGTCTTCGCCCCGGCCTTCATGCTGGGCCAGTGCGACGGCGCCCGCCGGCAGAAGGTGGCCGATGCCGCCGAACTCGCCGCAGCGCGCTCGGCCGCGCTGGAACGGGACGCCGGCGCCAAGGAGACGGCCGGCGCCGAGCGCGTGAACGACACCGCCGCCGTCACCACCCTGGAAAAGGACCTGTCCGATGCGGTTGCGCCCCTGCCCGACGCTAAGCCTAGCGATCGTCGTGTTGCTCTTGGCTGCGCAAGGCTGCGCGCACAAGGCACCGACGTCTCTCGTATTCCCGCCTGCCGAGGACCTGCGGCCGGAGCCGAAGCCGCGCCTGGACCCGGCGGCGCTCGAAAGTGAGGCGGCTCTGGACGCGCACGAGATCGCCATCGAGGGCTGGGGCGAGCGCCGTGACCGCGCCGTCGGCCGCATCTGCCGCTGGGCGGTGACCAACGGGGCGATCCTGCCCTTCGAATGCCCGCCGGCTGAACCCGGCGGCGACTAGACCGAACCGGCCGCCGTGTCGGGGAATTGAGGAGAGACCGACGTGGCAGAGAGGAAGACGGTGGAGGGCGCCTACGCCAAGATCGAGAGCCACGAGCGGGAGTGCACGCTGCGCTACGAGGCGCTGGGCGTGTCCATCTCAGAGCTCAAGGACACCGTCAAGGGCGCCCGGCGCGGAGCCTGGACCATCGCGGCCGGCGTGATCGGCTGGCTCGCGCTGCAGGTCTACGAGAAGCTGGAGACGCCGCACGTTCCGGAGCCGGTCCCGGCTGTGGTCAGCGTTCCGCTGAAGTGAGGGCCTTCAGAAGGAAGGGGCCTTCGACAACCGTGGCGGTCGTCATCTCCACATACTGCTGAACCACAAACGGCTCGCCGTGGGGCAGTCGGCCTTCAAGCTCCTCAACGGTGAACTCCCAAACCTCGACGGGTCGGGCTCTCGGTCCAGCCTGCCCTCTATCCACGGTGACGGGGCGGCGCTTTTCCACCCGAACGTACTGCCGATCCTTGAGGTACTCGCGGCCAAGCTCCAGTCGCGCCCACGCAGCCTGCGGCGTATCGATGTCGCTCATAAACTCACCCTCCGACCGTCAAACTCTACCCGTAAGTGGTTGAATTCCCGTGCGCGGTTTTGCAGGGGTTTCTCTGACGATCCCGTGCGAAAACAAGGGCGTCTGTCTGCTCCCAAAGCAGATGCGCTACCAGGCTGCGCTACGCCCCGTCCAGAACTGCGGACGTTGGCGTGTAAGGGCTTCGCGGGGTTCGGGCAAGAGAACATCTAGCGACCGTGTGACTCGGTGTCAGACCGACCGTCAGACTGTTTGTTCACGGGCGGTTCCGTCGCGTGCGTGCGGAGCAAGACGTAGTAGGTCTCGCCCGTCTCCGGGCTGGTCCACTCCGCGCGGCCATGCTCGTCGGTCTCCAGCACTTCCGTGCCGGCCTGTGTCCAGACGTACAACTTCGGGCGGTCGCTCATGCGCTCTCCTTGATCAGCCCGCGCTTCCGCTGGGCGTTCCAGGCCACGACGTTATCACGCGGCAGGTAGGTCGACAGGATGCTCTCGACGGTCTGGATGCTGTGGCCGGTGATGCTGGCGATTTCGGGGACCGTGCAGCCGTAGCGGGCCAGCTGGACGACGCAGCTGTGGCGCAGGGCCCGCAGGACGCGATGCCGCTCGTGCACCGGGTGGTCCTCCTGCTCCTCAGACGTGCGGGTGTCCGGCAACGAGGGCAGCACCAGACGGTCGCGCACCTCTTCAAAGACGTGGCCGAGGCGGTTGACGTCGCGGAAGGGCCGGCCGGTTCCGCCGTCGTGGAACAGGTACGGCGAGCCGTCGCGCTTCAGATGGGCCAGAATCGCCCGTAGGCGGTCGCTGACGGGGATGGTGACGTAGCTGTTGGTCTTGGACTGCCAGAACCGGAACACGCCCTCAGCGGCCTCGTATTCGGCCCCACGCCGGAAGAGGATCGCGTCGGTGAGCCGCTGGCCGATCTCCCATTCCATCATGATCACGCCCGCGAGGTCCGGCTGACCGGCGCCGATGGCCGCCCAGGCATAGGCCTCGACGTCCTCCGGCTCCCAGATCGCGACGGTGGACTTCGGCATCTTGACCCGGATGCCCTCGACGGGATTGTCCGCCCTCCAGCCGACGGCGACGGCATGGTTCATCAGGATGCGCAGCACCTTGCGGACGTGCCACTTCACCCACGGCCGATCATCGAACTCGGCGAAGAAGGCGCGCACGCCCTGTTGCGTCAGCCGGGCCGGGTCCGGGTGGCCGCATGCCTCCGACCAGGCTTCGATCCGGCGCACGTTCTCCTCGTAGCCGGTCTGCGTCCTCGGCTTGAGATCGCGGTATTCGTCGGTGCGGCGCCAGGATGCGGCCAGCGTCTCGAAGGTGCGGCCCTGCTTCACCGGCTCGCCGCGACGGGCGGCCTCGAGTTCGGCATACAGCGCCTTCGCGTCAGCCTGGATCCGCGCCACCTCGGCGGCGTTCGTCAGGTCGCCCGTGCGCTCACCCGTCCGAGGCAGCGGAATTGTCGGCGACCACCCGGAGGGCCGGAGCCGTGGCGGAACCTGGAACAGCACGCGGCGGGTCCCGTCGGCCCGGGGGGCGAGGGCGACCACGAACTTGCCGAGAGAGAGCTTCACGGTAGGCATCTGGATCGAAGGCCCACGGGTCTGATTGTTGGTCGGCATCTGGTTTCACCATGCCTAGCGCGAGGAGAACAGCGTCTCGGTCGAAGATGGCTTCACGGCCCCGGTCGATCGGCCGCGGCATCCGCCCGTCGGCCACGCGCTCAGCCAGGCTGCGCTTGCTGAAGCGGCCGAGTGCGCAGACCTCCGAGGCGAGGAGCCGGGGCGGAAGGTCGGTCACGGCTCTCCACCTCCAGAGGTAGGAGGAGACCCAACAGGAGCGGGGGAGAGGGCTTGGCGGGCGGCGTGCATCTCGTTGCAGAAGACCTCGGCGCGATTGTTGGCGATCTGGCACGAGAAGATCAGGCCCACGATCACGTCGGCTACGTCCGTGCCCTTCACGCGCTCGAAGACGTCCTTCACTGTCGTCGGGTGCATGTGCTTGACGTTCCGCAGCACGGCGGGCGTGTACGAGTCATCCCCGAAGACAGCGCGCCAGTAGTCCGGCACGCTCATTAGCGCGGCGTTCTCCTCCCTCGCCTTCTGGAGTTCTGAGATGAGGAGGGGGATGTCGCGGTCGCCGATGTCGAGCAGGCGGTCGCGGTCCTCGCGGCTCTGGAACGAGGTTTCGGCGAAAGCAGCGAGCCAGCCAGCCCTATCTGCTATCTCTTGTAGGTTGAGGTTATTCATTGGGTTCGGTCTTCCATGTGCGGCCGGCAAGGATGTCGCTGATCGTGACCTTCGAGACGCCGTACTGGCGGGCGAGGGCCGCGCCGTAGCCGGGCCGCGCCGCGCTGCGGATGGCCTGGACCTGTTCAGCCGTAAGGACGCTCCGGCCGTTCATCTCGCCCTTAAGGGACGCCGGCCCGCGCTTCACCCGCGAGCGTGGCGGCCGGGGCGGGCGCGGCGGATGCACCTTCCGATCTGGGAAGGCCAGGCGCATGTTCTCGGCGTGCGTGACGTACCGCAGGTTCTCAACGCGGTTGTTGGCCTTGTCGCGGTCGATGTGGTCCACGTCGTAACCCGCGGGCCTCGGGCCGATGAAGGCTGCGGCCACGAGGCTGTGCACGCTCTTGCCGACGCGCTCGCCGTTGAGGAATAGGAAGGATCGCGGGTAGCCATAGCGATCCGGTGTCGTCGTCTTCAGGCCGCGAGGACCGCGCACCCTTCCGTGGTCCGACACCTCGAACTTGCCGTCCGTACCAGCAATCGGAAGCCAGCGCTCCATCACGGATCCAACCTCTCGCGTCCGACCGCACTAAAATCCCCTCCACAGGGTAGAGCCTTGAGGGCGGCGAGAGCGCCTTGGACCCGCGTGATCGTGTCTTCACGGAACGGGTTCGTCGTGCCGGACCGCTTCAGGATGAACGCCTTCGCGCTCTCCAAGGCGAACAGCGCGTCTTCCAACGCCCCCACCAACTCAGAAGCGGCAGAGAGGGGCGGGAGGGCGAGGATGGCGTCGGCTTTGGCGAGGGACGGCTTGATCAGGAACGACTTGTCCGGGTGCTGTTCTTGCCCGGCCGCAACGCAAGCATCGTAGGCGTCCCATGGGTTCGGCGCGATGATCCGCGCAATTTCCTCGCGTCGCGTATATCCAGAACCGCTCACAGGGAGGTTTCCTTGGGGTTGGGGCGCTTGCTGCGCGGGTGGATGTGGCGCGCCGCGATCTCTTCGTTGACGGCCGCGGCTCGGTAGGTGTCTCGCGTGGGCGACTGTGCCCGGCGCTTCTTCCAGCCGGCGCGCTTAGGGGAGATCGGCTCGGGTGCAGGCGTGTGTCCCGTGCCCATCGACGCCAAGGCGGCGGCGGCGAGCGCGCTGATCATCAAGCGGCTCATGCCCCTTCCTCCTTCCCAGGATTAGCTGGGGCTTTGTGTTCGCTCCGCCCTTCGGGCTGCGCACCCGTGGATTGGGCTTGGCTGGTGGCGGCGGGCGCTGGATATGCGAAGTAGAACTCGGCGTATGTGCTGTCGTAGTCGTTATCCAAGTCGTATAGGTAGCCGGGAACACTACGCAGGTCGTTGTTCCACGGGCCGGTTGGCGGGTTGTCGCCCTCGAAATACTCCGGGTAACTCGCCCTCGCCCGGCCCTCGCTCTCGTACATGTCGCGGTTGCCCCCGCCGGTGCGAGTTTCGATCAGGATGCGCGCCGTGTTGGGGTCGAACGTCGCGCCACGGAAGCGCGGCACGTCGTCCTCGGACAGCCCAAGCGCGGCAAGCACTTCGGCCGCAGGGCTAGAACTGGTCAGCTCGACGGGTGTGGAAGGAGCCGCAGGCGACTGGAACGAACCAAGCTCTTGATCCGCTTGCCCTTCCCCCTCTGAGGGAGGGGAGGCGAGGGCGGCCCGCTCCGCCTTCCAGAGGTCGAACACGGCGCGCTTGTGGTGCAAGTCGCCCATAATGCGCATGAGGTCGATGCGGTGGACGAGAGCCATCTGATCGGGCGCGCGAGGGTCCGCCAGATCGCAAGCGAAGTTCAGCCTGCGCTCTGAGATCGCCAAGGCCCCGCCTGTCGGGTCGTTTCGGTAATCCCAGCCCTCGGCCGCCTTCGGGTGCCGGTCGTATTTGTCGTCCGGCGTCCAGTGCGGCGGGGGCGCTCCGGTGTAGGCCCCTCCCCCTACCGGAGCGGGGGGAGCGGAGAGGGCCGACTTTGCCGCCGCCCATGAGCAACAGTCATCGCTCGGGAAAGTGCAGGTGCATCCTTGGTGATCGAATTGTCCGACCACGCCGAGACACAGCGCCCGCCAGTCAGCGACCTTCTTGCTCATGACTTCACCTTGGGTTCGTGGCCGGGTTCCTCATGGCGGAACACGTCGGCCAGATCGCGCATGTCCACGGCGTCGCCGCACGCTTCGCAGACGTAGAAGTGGTCGGCTTCGTTCGTCGGTTGCTTACCGACGAGACGGCCCAGCGGCACTCGCGTGAGTGCGTCTCGCAGCACTTCCCCCCTCATTCCCCGCCTCCATCAGCCAGGGTGGGAGAGGCTTGGGAGAGGGCGGCGGCTTTCGCCTGAGCGCGGCTTAGCGGCTTACCGGCGGCGATCTTGGATTTGGCAGTGCAGAGGATGCACCGGACCAGCCAGCCACCGGGAGACCGCTCGAAGTAGCCCTCGCCCGCTTCGACACGACCGGAACATTCGCGGCACGGGCCGGGGTATTTGTTCCTCATTGGCCCGCTCGCTTGGTGACGGTGAAGTCGGAGACGAGGCAGTGGTAGAAGCCGCTCGACTTGCTCCAGATCGCAACCTCGTTGCCGTACCCCGGACGCTCGCGGGGGCCAGCAACGACTTCGTACTCGTTGTCGCACCACGTCCCCACGTCCCCGACCTGCGGCTCGCGCTGATGGCGGGTGATGGTGGCGGCGGCGAGGGCTTCGCGAGTGAACCAGCGCACCGTGCGGTCCCCGAAGCTGACATGAATGGTGGCGTCGTCCCCGATCTCCACGACTTCGGCTTCCAGCGTCAGCCGGTCCCCCTCAACGATCTCTTCCGGCTTGATGGTCATTGGGTGGACTCCACGATCCGGTAGGCGATGACATCGGAGCGCCTGTTGCGGTGATCCCAGCGGTAAGCGTCCGCCTTGAGGCCGGACCGGCGCTTCGCAGCCGTCACGCACTCGGTGCGGAGCTGAGCCTGCACCAGAACGTCGCGGGCTACGGGACACTCCCCGCCCGACCACTCAGTCCACCTCTCTTCCGGCTTGATGGTATGGTCGGTCATGGCGGCGCTCATCCGAACAGGAGCGAAAGGCCGGCGAGGGCCAGGATCAGGAACGCGCCGGCGCCGATGAGCGAGGGCACGATGGCCTCCCCTCCCCGCAGCATCAGCACGCAGGCGAACTCGGTGGCGTTCAGGGCGCTGACCCAGAGCGCGAGAGCAGCGCGACGGCAGCGCTCGAGCGCTCCGGCGAGTCCGCGGCGGCGGGTGGCGGGCAGGTACTCCATGGCGAACGAGCGCATGGTCATCCTCCTCAGTAGGTCGGCTCACCGGCAGGGACGCCGGCTTCCAGGTCGCGGAGCAGCTGGTCGAGTTCGGCCAGGCGCTCGGGGTCGGATCGGTCGAGGTCGGCACGGACGGCGGCGCCACGGGTCCACACCCGCGCCAGGTCGTCGGGCTTGGCGTCACGCAGGGCCTTCTCGAAGGCGTCGGCGCGTTCGGTGAGGGTCGGGCCGGTCTGTTCGTCGGCGGGCTTGCTGGCGGGCTTGGCGGCCGAGGCGCTGACCCCTCCCCTCGCCCACTCGGCCAGCTTGGCGCCGACGCGGCGGTCCAGCGGTCCGCGCACGTCGCGGAGCCATTCGAACTGCTTCGGCAGCTTGACGGCGATGCGCTCGCCCGGGAGCTCCGGGTTCCACGTCGGGACGCCGCCGCTGTTCGGGTGGAACAGCATCGACAGCGCCGCCTCGAACACGAACTCCTCGCCGGCGATCGGCACGAAGCCCATCGGGATGACGACGTTCTTGCCCTGGTCGTTCTTCCCGGGCTTGGAGGTGTTCTTCGCCCGGAAGCACAGGATCAGGTGGGCGTCGATCTGCGTCAGGCCCTGCAGCAGCTTGCGCCGCGCGGCCTTCGGCTTCGCCCACGCCAGCATTTGCATCCGCTCGCGCTTGGCGTAGTCGGCCCCGGCCATGCGGGTGAGCTCGGCGTCCTGGTAGTCGAGCATGCCGCCGGCCGACTCGTGCTCGTGGCTCATGCTGTCCACGACGATCACCTTGGCGCCGCGCTTGGCCGACTGCTGGATGGCCTCGAGGTAGTCGAGCGAGGCGAACGGCGCGTCGAACGGGACGTGGTTGAACTTGAACGTGTCGGCGTAGAACAGCGCCCGGCCGTGCTCCGTGTCGATCACGTCGATGTCGCCGCCGACGACGGACTGGATGCCCGTCGCCAGTTCGAGCGCGGTGTAGGTCTTGCCGCTGGACGACGGGCCGACCAACCCCATGATGAGGTTGACGGCCTGCCGTGCGGCGGGGCTGGCGGTGAACTGGCGGGGCATCAGGCCTGGACCGCAGCGAGGGCGTCAGCCGCCGTCTGCTGGCCGGCTTCGGTGTTGTCGAACACGACGCCGTCTTCGTCGTGCAGGAGCTCGGCCTGGTCGGGCGTCGGCTTGATCTTGCCGCGCTCGCCGCGCACGTCGTCCAGATTGGTGAACACGACGTGCGCGAACTTGCCGCCGTGCATCAGGGCGGTGACGTTGTCCTCGGAGTCGATGGCCGTCATGACGACCTTCAGCCCCTTGCCGACTTCCCACTTCTCGATCTCGACCGGCACGTTCGGGCAGTCGCGCACGGCCAGCTTGCGCACGAGGTCCGTGACCAGCCGCTCAGCGAACCGCTCGGCGCGGTCGATCATGTCGTACTGGTCGTTCTCCGAGCGCTCGGTCCAGGGCTTGTGGTCCTTGGCGTCGCGCATCTCCTGGAGGATCAGGTCGCGGACGTCGCCGGTCATGGTGGTGGTGTCGATGTCTTCGACATCGGTCACGGCGCCGAGGCCGGCGGGCTGCTTCTTGCTGGTCATCAGTCTTCAAGCTCCTGTTCGAGGAAGGTTCTGAGGTGCCAGTCCGGGATCTTCACGGACCGGGGGGTGGGCGCGACGCCGGGCCAGACGCCCGTCGCGGTGCACTCGGCGAAGCGGTCGATGGCGGCCTGAACCATGCGGTCGCAGGTCGCGAGGTCGCCTTCGGTGAGCGGGTTGATGAAGGTGTCGTAGGGCTCGTTCATCTCGACGAACGAGAGCCGGGTCTTGATGCGGCCCGACAGTTCCGGGAGCAGCTTCCCCATGCCCCGCCGGTAGAAGGCGGAACTGAAGTCGTAGCCCATCGAGCCGATCTGCTTCCCGACGTAGGCGTCCGAGAGGAAGCCCCAGGTCGTCTTCGCGTCGTCGATGGTGATCGCGTCCGGACACCAGGCGTCGATCATCGACCGGCACCACACCGGCGTGCCGTCGGACGCGGCGTCCGGCCAGACCAGCACGAGCTCGGTCGGCGTGTTCTTCGGCAGGTTCATGGCGGCGCGGAGTTCGCGGGCGGCGGCCCTGACCTGCGGCATCTTCGCCTTGAGAACGGCGAGGCGGCCGTGGGCGTGGATTTCCGCCCTCTCCTGCTTCGCCGCCTTGGTCGTCCAGGCGTCGGCGTCGACTTCGACGATCTCGCGCCCGCGGCCGAGGACCAGCTTGTGCACGGCCTGGCCGATGACTTTCTTGTCGTCCAGCTTCTCCGGCTTCGGGTCGCCGAGGTGGGCGGGGCGCAGGCGCGGGTGCTGGGCGGCGAACGCCTTGGGCGACCGGTTGAGCAGCACCTTCGCGCCCGAGGCGTTCAGCGACGGCTCCGGGCACGGGTCGGCCCTGTAGTCGGCGTCGGCGACATCCTCGTAGATGCCCGCCTCCAGCCGCAGGGGCGCGTCAGCCTGTCCTTCGACAAGCGGCACCGTTGCTGGTATCGTCTGTGCGTCGGGACACATCATCTTGGGGCGCTCTCATGCGTATTCGGCCGATGGTCATCCTCTGCGAGGACCAGCTGATTGCGGTCCTGCGAGGCGTCCGAGAGGCCACGCCGGGCCTGACCCAGCCCGAGGCCGACTTCCGCGCCGGGTTCCCCGACGGCTACATCGCCAAGCTGGAGGCGCCGCATCGGCGCTACGGCCGCAAAGCCGCACAGTTCCTGTGGGCGAGCCTCACGCCCTGGCTCGAGGTGCTGGGCCTGCGTCTGGTCCTGATGGACGCCGAACAGGCCCGCGCGCTCGTTGCGGAGGCGGAAGGCGATGCGGTGGCAGAGTCCGCGCACCGGCCATACCCCGACCGGGGCCGTGCCGGGGCCGTCGAGAGCCGCCGCGTCGTGCGGTTCGGGCTGAGCGTCGCGGCCTGACATCAGGCGCTCGCTTTCGCTGGGGCCTTCGCGCCCGCCCTGATCCCAGCCGCCTTCTCGCGGCGCTCAGCGGCAGCGGCCTCGGCCCGCACGGACGCCCGGCGGTCGACCTCGGCCTGGCGCAGGTATTCGGCCGCGGTGTCGTGCCAGCCCCTGCCCTCGTGTTCGACCGCGCGCTTGGCTGCGACATCGGCGCGGATGCGGGTCTCGGAAGCCGCGATATCGAGGCGCTGCGCCTCCAGGATCAGGCGCTGGGCCCAGCGTTCCGGTTGCTCGACCTCCTGAAGCGCGCACCGGTATTCCACCAGCGCGAGGAATAGGCTGTCGTCGGCGTCCGTCCGCGCGAACGAGGTCGGCAGCGCGTCCAAGGCCGCATCGACCGACCCGCGCAGGGTGATCTCGCGGGCCAGCGCGGCGAGGATCGCGTCGTTGGGGACCGGCCGCTCGACGGCGGTGAAGGTGGCGGCGATGGCGCTGGGGAGCATCAGCGCACCGCCTTCCACGCCTTCCAGCCCAGATAGAACGGCATCCAGAGCGGCCAGGCGAAGCAGCAGATCAGGCCTGCCATGTTGGCGTGGCCGCCGCTGCGGTAGATCGAGCCGAGGACGATGTAGATGGCGCCGAGGAAGCCGAGGACGTAGGCGGTCGGCAGCAGCAGGTCGGTGACGATGGCGGGCATTGGCGTGCCTCCCCTGTTCTGGAGGACACCTTACATGGCGTGTATGGATTTACAACCTAGAAATTACGCCCGGTGAAGGGGGCGGCTTTCACCAGAGCGCATCGGCAGCCTCCGCATCCCGCTCGCGCAAGGCTTCCGGGGTGTTGTCGGCGAGCCAGGCCATGCAGCCCTCGCGGAAGGATCGGCTTGCGTTCTCGCACGCTGCTTCGTCGGCAGGCTCGCGCGACTCAGCCCACTCGTAACCGGCCTCGTGACCGCTGCAGTCGTCGGTGCAGGGATAGCCGCCGAAGGTCCGTGGTTGGACGGCTGCGGCCGGAGCCTGGGCCGTCGTCGGCCGGTCGATGAGTCGGAAGATCCCGCCAAGGATCAGGTCGGACAGCAGGAACAGGATCAGCCCGGCGAGCAGGAGCCAGAAACCCCAGCGCTCGCGGGTGATGTTCACGCCGCGCTGTTACGCCGCGCCAGGACGGCCAGCACCTCGGCGGCTTCCTCGCGGCCGGCGTCGCCGAGCTTTTCCCAGAGCTGATTGATGTCCGGATCGTCGGGTCGACGGGTCAGCAGGTCGCCCGGCGTGCATTCCAGCACCTCGGCCGCCTTCAGAAGGAACTCCTGGTCCCAGTTCTGGTCGCCGCCTTCGATCCTGGAGATGCTGGCGCCGGTCATGCCGACGAGTTCGGCGAACCGCTCCTGCGACAGGCCGCGGTGCTTCCGCCACGCCTTGAAGTAGGTCCGCACCGCCGCGCGCTTCTGCTTGTCGCCCTTCGCCATGCGTAGATTGTGCGGGGGCTGCGGCGAGGTGTCTTTACGCTCGCACGTAGGAATGCGGTTGCAATCCCCTACATGGGGTGTATGGTCCTGCACATGCTCAAGGACTGGCGTGAAAAATTCGGCATCTCTCAAGAGGCCCTCGGCGCCGAACTCGGCACGACTGGCGCGAGCATCTCGCGCATCGAGGCCGGGCTGCAGCAGCCCTCGCTCGAACTGGCTGTGGCGCTGGAGCGCCGCACCGGCATTCCGGCCCGGGAGTTCGTGAAGAAGCCCGCCCGCGAGGACGCGGCATGATCTACGCCTGCTCCATCCGCGCGCACGCTTCGGCCTG